ACCATCCCAATACTTTAATTGACTCATGGTGTACCGCCGTCAATGGTAGTAATAGTTGCTCCTGCCGATGCTGTATCTAGCCAAACAACAGTTGTATCAGACGGTGCGGTTGCTGATGCAACAATACCTGCAAGCCCTGTATTGCCACGAGGGATAGTGAAATCTAGTAAAGCCGCACTTGTTGAACCAGCATTAATGACCGTGGCGTTTGTTCCAGCCGCGCCCGTATAAGTATTGCGAACATCAATAGTTGCCGCCGCGCCCGTATCACCTTTAGATGCCGTTAAAGTCCAATGGCTTGAATCGCTAGATGGAATCGTTGAACCCGATACGGCCAAGATACAAACATAAGTTGAACCGTTGTAAGTTACTACATCGTAAGCCGCGTAACTTGTACCCGATACCCATGCGTTGCGGTAAGTAAATCCTTGACCTGTTGCACCTGTGTTGCCACGAGGGATTGTAAATTGAAATAAGGCATTATTGCTATCACCTTGATTTGTTACACTTGCGTTTGTTCCAGCCGCACCAGTAATAGTTGGATTGTAAATGTCTACGGTAGCCGCCGCTCCTGTGTTGCCACGAGGAATTACAAAATCTAGTGAAGCCGCGTATTGGTCGCCAACATTATTTACTGTTGCGTTTGTTCCAGCCGCACCAGTTGATGTTGAATGAACATTAATTGTTGCGGCTTTTCCAGTAGCACCTTGTGCACCGACACTAGAAACCGTGACCGTGTAAACCTGTGGGGAAACTTCCACAATCACTGGTTGGCTGACAACTGTTATGTCGCTCATTGTGTCACCTGTGGGGTAACAATCATTTTGCCTTGAATCATACGACTTACTTCGCCAGCACCAGAGGTAATCTCAAAGTCATAAACCCATTGACCGAGTGGGAAAGTGTTTGTTTGTGCGTTGGTAAAAGTCCAAGAAAAAGTGCCGTTACCGAGTGTAATACCGCCACCTGTGTTGCTTGTTAATGTAACAAAGGCGGTTGGCGCACCGTATTCTGTGCGTGCCTGTAACTTCGCGGTGTAGGTTCTTAAATCATAGCCAGCAATGGTGAACGCAAAAGTTTGGTCAGTACCTTGCGGAATTGTAATAGGCAGTACCGCAGGTTGCACTTAAACTCCTGAATAAAGAACGGAAACCGCACCCGCAGAAGTTTGTGCCGCCGAGATTGCATAAACCGTGTCACCTTGGGTTAGCCAAAGTTGGTATGTGGCACCAGTAGCGAGGATGTGACCCTGTGTTGCACCTGATGTTGTAATACTGCTATCACCAATGTAGATAGAAGCACTGTGGTTATTCTGAATAGATACAGCAATAGCACCACCAGCCTGTTGTACTGTAAACAGTATTGTTGGGGTTGTGTTTACTTGCTTATTTAAGTGCACAAGAGCCATAGTAATCCTTTGAAAATGCTTACAGGTAATTGTAGGTGCTGGTTAAGGCTTTTGTCTATTTTCTTTTGCTGGTTTCTTGTCTTTTGGGATTATGGTTAAGCCAGCCATTGAGGTGTAAACAAATTTGTCTTCTTGTTTTTCTTTTTTAGGCATTTGTGCTCCTTAGTTAATTAACCGTAGTTTAATAGTGTTTGTATCTTTATTTATTTCAATAAACTCAAACCTACTACCTTTGTCCAGTAGTAACTCGTGTTCACTAGACAAATCGGTGCCTGGGTTGAGCGAGTTAACGACAATACCCTTAGAGCCTGCTGGTATCTCAATTTGGAAACGCCCATACAGCCCCATGTCGTAGAAATGTTGCATCTGTAAATCTTCGTTATTGCTAAGCATTGTTGTAGAACTAAATCCACTGTCTTGAAGTGTATCTCCAACTGAAGCGTCTTCCATAATTTGTTTGATGACGGAAGTCTTAATAAAGCGTTCAGCCATAATTGGCTTTGCTATTGCTGGTGCTTTAGCAATAATTTCACTTAATTGTGCCGCTTGATTTTCGTATGTGAAATCGAACGGGAAATCACCTCGCAAATAGTCGTTTAGACCTTGATAACCAGCACCTTGGTACTCCTCAACCGCTTGTCTATCAGACAAATCGAAAAGGTTGTTGGGTGTAGAGCGAGTGTAGTCGGCTGTAAATTGTTGAACCTGCTCTTTGTCCATACTCTCAAAGTTGGTTTCCGCAAATGGGTCACTAACATTACCGTCGTGGATAATGTTGTCCTCCAAGTCAGCACCAACATTTTGCACATCTTCAGTTGGTTGTTCTTCCGCAGGTTGGTCATCCGCAGTCTGTGTTCCGTCATCCACAACAGGAGCCAACGAACAACGGCAATTTGGGTGGGTGTCATCAACAGGTACAGGTGCATCGTCAATAGGAAATACCTCATCCTCATACTGCATACAGTCGTCACAGGGGTCAGCAACAAGCCACTTAACATACTCAATGTTGTTGTCTTTGTACTTGTCTAGTGATGCTTGGACCATTGCACGGTTTGACTCGGTACGACTAATAGTTAATGCTCGGGCTGGGTTATCCACAACCTTGTCAATAAGTTTTGCGGTTTCACCTGCTGGTAAGCCCTGTTGTAGCCCATTGTGTAGTGCATTACCAATTTGACTTATTTCGGTTTCTTCCAAGCCTTTAATTGTGACCTTGGCATTGTTTAATAGTTTTTGTAGTCCATCATTTGGTTCTAAAAGAGCCGCCGCACTTTGGATACCAGGCTTCCACTTGCTCCAGTCCAAACCTAGTGATGAACCGAGTTGTTGGTTGGCTTGATTTTCCCCAAACGCATAACCCGAGCCATAAACCTCTGTAAGTATTTCGCGGAGTTGTTGGTCATTAAAGTCAATGTTTAGTCGCACCCAGTCTTTTGCTGATTGTGGTGATGTGGACTTAATTAAGTTGTGTTCGTTCCAGCGTTTGGCTAGTCGTTCAACATTAATGCTGTTCTTGATTGCACTGTTAATCAGTAGTGCGTTACGAGCAAACAGTTGGTCCCTAGCAGACTCAAGTGCATTTACTTTTTTTTTAGTAAATCTTCCGCAATACTTTTAGTAAGTTGGTAGTCAGTTTTGGCGGCTTGATTTAGTGCTGATGCGTAGAAACCTTTAATACTTTTGAACTCAAAGTCACGGTCTGTGTTACCTTTTTTAGCCCACTTTAGGAACGCTTTAACTTCGTTAATTTGTTCTACTTCGTTTTGCGGTACTTCAGCATCTTCCTCACCACTGATTTGTGGTCCTGTTGATGTTGGTTCTTCCGTTGGTTTATCCACAGGCACTAAGCCTTCTGAGGTAAAGGTGTAGATTGCGGTACCTGCAATAAGCATTGGTGTATCAGCAATTGGGCTGTCAATTAGCGGTAGATTTAATTCGCTACGAGCCTCGTTAATGCTTCGCTGTCCTGACCTAACTTCCTTGTCCCGACGGTTTGCCATTGCTTCCGAGTCGGTTTCACGCCCACCATTAAATGAGAACACAAGTTCTGGTGGCATTTTTAGGAACCTGCGACTGATTTCGCTAATCATTTCAGCAAGCCAAAGTGTTAGTGGTTCAATACCAATTACATCACCAGACCGTGCTTCGCCTACTTGTTGCCCTGCACCGCCTAATGCACCACCGTCTGCGTATCCGATTTCGCTTGGTAGTACTCCAAAGTGTCCACAAATTGCTTTAATTAGATACTCGTCTAGTGAAGCACTAAACTTTTCGGAGTGGTTACTTAAGTCAATTGGGTCTAAGCCAGCAGGTAGAACTCTTGCCCTCTTGCGTTGGTTTGTTTGTCCAGCCAAGTCGTCATTTAAAATGTTTTCGTATGCTCGTAGTAACTCTGGAGTGTTACCAAAGTTTTCATCCGTCTTGAACATCAGGTCAGGCATAACACCGTCAGTGAACTCGGAGCGTAACCATTGTTGTCTGCGTAAATAAACATCAGACACGGGTAAGGCTCGTTCCACAGGTGGGAAGCCGTATGGTGTCCAAGTGCGTTGGTTACGAACTTTGTAGATTAGTTCATCAGCCGAGTAGGCACTATCCGACTCAACATTTGCTGCAAGAAACTCACCACGCGGAAATCCGTACAAAATCTGTTGGAAAGCAGGGAACGGTGCTTGTGGTCGCATACCTCTATCATCCAACAACGGTTTAATTGTGGAACCGTCAAGGATTTCAAGACTGTGTAGGTCACCCTTTAAGTCTGGGTGTGGGTAAATTGCTAAAGCATCTATGACAAGGACTTCTTCAAGTGCCATGTTCAGCCACTCTTTGAAGTTAAGTCCGTTGATTTTGTCTGGTGTTTGCCAGAAGGCTCGTAGTCGGGAAATGTCGCTGGTGTATTTATCTCGGGCTGTTGCCATTGCACGAACATGGTCACCACCCGACTCGGCAACAATCATTTCTGATGCTGATGTGCTAAATGTTATGTCCCACTCCATACCTGCAATTCTGGCTTTAAGGACTTCTACACAACGGCGGATAATGTCAATTTGGTCTGCGGCTGACCGTAACATTGAGAACGGAATTAGTCGCTGGTTGGTTACATTAATGTTCCAAGCAACTGGGTATTCCCAACGGCGAGGGTCAGGTCTTCCGTCTTCATTAACTGGGTTAATTGCCGCAGGTGTTAGTGGTCGCCCAGGACCAAACGGAATTGCGGCTAACCAAGCCTGTCGTTCGAGTGGTGTCATACTGCCCATACCGTAGGTTTGTGGCAATAAGGCTGCTTGGTTTATCTCGGTTACATTGGCTCCGACTGGGAATTGGGGTGCGGCTTTGTCTATGTTTCTGCGAAAAAGATTATCCCAGATAGCCACTTAGACCCCTAATGTTTCTTGGTTGGTACTCTCGATTAGTACATTACCGCAGTTACTACACACGCCAATTGTTTTCGGCATTGGTAGATTACAATTATCGCACCAAACAGCAAGGTTAGACAAGTAGCCAAGCAAAGAAGATGTTGGCAATAACTCGGTCAAAGCCCATACGAGGGCATCTAGTCTGTCGGGTGAGTCGGAATCATCTGGTGTCCAAGTGGTCATTTGATTTTCTAATTGGGTAAATGTACCTACATGGTGGACACGGTTTTGTTCGTAGTATGCGGCTATTGGTTCCGCTCGTAGGCGTTTGCCTTTGGTTGCACGAACTGATTTAACTCTTACAGATGGGTCTATTTGCCCAATGATTGTGGGAATCATGTCCCCGCCGTTATTGACCTCGGCAACGAT